AATGCGAAAGGGGCGGCTGAATAGTCGCTCTTTTTGTTTATATTGTAATAATTGTTCGTTTCTTTTTTGTCAGAAATTCCTATTATAGAGGGTTGTTTTATACAAAATAATGTTTATATTTGTATTCTAATCCCTATTGTATTATGAATGACAAACAACAACTTCTAATTGATTGTATTTCCCTTCTTCCCGTTATAGGCATTCTGGTTTTGATAACTGTTGCCAATGACCAGCTTGTTACTATGGTTGCTGCCTATGTGCTTTGCGGAGAACTCTTATGTGTATTGGTTAGCAGGATATTAAATTTGTACTATATTGATGTGGCTTTTGTTTGGTTGGGTGGGATTATGCTTTGGCTGTGGTATTGGCTCTGGTTGGAGTCAAGCCATGTAGTGATGGAGATTGTGGAAAAGGCAGTTGAATGAATCGCTTCTTTTTCAGTAAAAATCCCCGTAGCGGCTCAACTACGGGGATGGTGTCAAATAACAGAGTATCAATATGAGATACTAAGTGAGCCTATTTTTTGAGATATGTCTTGTAGTGCATTGTTGAATGTCTGTAATTCTTCTTTAGTAAAGCGTGCCGGTTTCCCGTTTACCAGATTGCCATTTAACCTCTGATATAACCACGAACGGCTCTTGTTGAAATACTTTTTCGCAAGATAGCTTAGAGAAACTATTTCGGCAACTTCTTGTAATTGCAATTTGATTGCACTTTCTTCTATAACGTCCAGTTTCCTATCAATGTTCTGTAAGCGTTCTGATACGAAATCTGCAATAGCTTTTTTATCTTCTTCCGAATTGTACTTGGCGGCTATTTCTCTCATTTTGGTATAGAACTCTGGAGAGTCTGTACCAAGTAGTGGCTTTAATGCCAGTAATTCATCTTTCAGTGTCATATATTTGTTTTTTAGTGCCCTCTCCGGAGAGAGGGACTTTGTTTTACTTCTTTTTTTCTAACTCTTTCAATATTTTGTCGATTGTCAGTAATCGGTCTAATCTTTTATCAATCTCTTTTTCTTGGTTAGTTCCGGTAACTTCGGCAATAAACCTTAGCTGGTCTAATTCTTTTTTGAGGAATGCTCTTTGTATAAGCAGGTCCTTTTTAATTTGTTCGTTACTCATGTTGATAACTTTTGTTATTTGACATTACAAAGATAATAATCTTTTGGTTATTAAACAACTATTGCATGAATTATTTTCGTTATTTCGCATATTTTTTCCATATTTGCAGTGCGTTACATACTTTATTGAATAGGAGGAATAGTAATATTCCGACCGTAGAGCTACTGGTGATAAATTTTGCCAGTAGCTTGTTCATATACGGTTCCGACCCCCGTGTGATAGCTTAATGGTTTCACTGTATCCTCCTATTTGAGAATATGTAACGCAACGGGAAAGCGGAACCGTTCTTTTTTCCGCTTCTTATTCTTAATCCGGTTGCATTATGGGTAAATCTGAATCATCCTTCCCGAAGCTCACGAAGTCCTTTATTGGTTACGGTCACTATCAGCTGACAGTCACGTTTTCCGATTGTGTGAAAACCGCGCTGACGGGAAATATGGACTTAATAGACCGCTTGAACTCCGACATAGAAAAGGAGAGGGAAGAAGCTACTGCCGAGGCAATAGCTTTCGTCCAAGAACAATCACTTTAGACTGTCGAAGATTTTTCTCATTGCATCATCCGCATGTTTTCGCATGACCCTAAAATAGTTGAATATTGGTCTATTGGTTTTCATCGACTGGCCGATGCAGTATTCAAGTATTTCTAGGGAGATACCTAATTCAAATCCGTGCTGGACGAATGATTTACGGGCTGAATAATATATCACATGTTTCTTTATGCCAGCTATCTTGGCAAGTTCTTCCATTTTACGTGATACCACGGAGTAGCATTGCCCGAATGTTTTGTACTTGCCAAACACAAGTTTTCCGTTTTTTTGCATGTATTTGTTTATGATTTCTCTGGCTTCCGGTTGGATTGAAAATGCGGTTTTGCTTTCACCGCTTTTCTTGTTCTTTGTTTTCCGTCGGTAATATTCTATCCAATCTTTACGGAAATCAATGTCAAGCATATCTATAAGGTTGATTCCACCGAGGTAATAACTTAGCATAAATATGTCGCGTACTACACCTATGTTGTATTTGGGAATTTCCATATCCCGGATAGCTTTTACTTCGTCAATAGTAAGGTCTAGTTCACGAATATTAGCGGATGGCATTCGGCAGAACTCGAAAGGGTCAATCTCATATTTCACCATATTGTGCTTCTTTGCATAGTTGATAATCACTTTGAGTAATGTCAGATATATTTTGATAGTGGTAGGGGATAACCTCTTATCCTCAAGGTCCATCTCGAAATGCTTTATATTCCGAGGTGTAATCATAGAAAGTAATAAGTCACCTTGTGACTTAATGAAGGACTGGCAGGATAGCCTATATAACTTCTCTGATTTACTTCTTTTCTCTTCTGCGAGTTCAGATAGATAAGAATTCATAGCTGAGGAAAATTTGGCATTGGTATGGTCTTTCTTCTTGATGATGATTTCCCGGAGTTCGGAACATGAATATACATCCACATCATAGATGTTGTCTATGACTTTTTGGTAATGGTTGAGCAGGTTTCGGAGCTTCATGTTCATAGATGCAGCTTCGGGGTGATTGACAACTTGACCGTCTTTAAATTGGGACAAGTCATCGATGATACAGTTTGTAGGAATGTACCTGGTACCGGAGTTGTGTGCCAGAGATATTCTTACTTTGTGCTTTCCGTTGATAAGCACTTTAGCTGGTACGATACAAAGTTTAAGTGTTGCCATCTTTTTGTTTAATAAAGTTGCGACAATTTGGTTATTAAAAAATACTGTCCGACAATTGTCCGACAATCAAATTTTGCAACCTGCTGCGAAATGATGGAAATCTGCTTTTTTCGTAAGTGCTTGATACACCTAAAATAAAAGCACTTCCAACGTTCGCTTACGGAGGAAGTGCTTCACACAAAAACTAAACTAGACTTATTGTATTGAAAATATAGCTATAATCTGTGTATCACTTCTTTATAGGCTGGTTTAAATCTGATGTCGACAATAAATAGGAAAAATCAGCTCATGTTTTGTTGTATAACGTTACTTTTCTCAATGTTCTCTAGAACCTCGTCGATGAAAAGCGAACGATAGTGCGGACATTCCAGTACACCCTTTTCTTTCGCTTCCCGGTATACCTTGGAGAACAGTTTTGCTTTCTCCTTGTCGGTGGTCGGCAACTTATCTATGGGAGTGGCAAGGAACCGACACCCCCAGCCTTTGCAGGTAGGGGTGAGGGAACAATGGTTTGGAGTTTTCCACTGACATGAGCATTCGGTAATTATTTGATTCATATTTGCTATAATCGAATTGACATCAATCTTTGTGCTCATACATGTCTATTGTCTTGAAGAAATCATCCTCGTAATTATAGATGTCATCTAGGGTTTCAATAACATGTTTCACATCTTTCTTGTTTTCATCAATAGTGGCTACATACTTAGTGGCTGTATTGAAATACATACGACAAATAGGTTTGCGATTGTTGTCATCAAGCAGAATACTGAAATAAGTCTGTGCATCACGATATACTATGCGGGATATATCTACTTTCTTTCTACAGATAGCTTTTACAATTCTGTATGCATCTAACTCTTCTTCTGTAGTGACAATCTTGGATTCTGTATTTACTTCTTCTGTAGTCTCTTCTGATGTGTTTCCACTGTTTTTTGTTTGGCTTTCCTCTATTTTGGAATCACTAACTGTCAAAGCTCCTTTCAAACGGTCATTAATAATATCGTTGATATGTGAAGAGATAGCGCGTTTGACTAAAGGTGTGAATTGGTCTATTATATTTTGAAGCATTCTACCTTCATAAACTTTGGTAGCAAACATTTTCACAAAATCAGTGCTAGGCGAGGAGAATTCTTCTTGGATAATAGCCTTTAATTCTCCCATGTACTTTAATTCGCTGGCTGAGTTCAGAATATTGTCCACATCAAAGTATGATTTATGGAATTTTTTCAGTTCCTCGATTTGATTATCCCTTAAATCCGTAATATCCACTTCCAAAAAAGGCTTATCATCCATTATATTGGGTTCTTTCAAATCTGTATAGAAGCGGTAGATAATTCCATTGGTCAAAAGTCCGAACTTAGCTTTTGATACGTTGAAATAGCGTAGTAGTTGGTTATCATGTAGGTTTAAATCTTGCTTCCAATGCTTACATTCAATCAGCAATATAGGCTGGTCGTCCTTCATGATGGCATAATCAATCTTTTCTCCTTTCTTGGTCCCAATATCGCAGGTCATTTCTGGCAATACTTCCAAAGGATTGAACACATCATATCCCAGAGCATTAATAAAGGGCATGATGAAAGCATTTTTAGTAGCTTCTTCTGTCTGAATGTTATCTTTCAGCTTTTCAATTCTATCAGCAAGCTGTTTAATAGTGTCTTTAAAATCCATAGTATTTTACTTTTTAGATTGATATTATAGTCTCATATTGCGTTCAACAACCTTAATCACGTTGTATATCTCCACTACATCATCAAGGTTAACGGTGTAGTCATTGAATAACTCATTGAGCGAGTGGCAGGTGATATTACCTTTATCATCTTGGGCCGTGATTTGCTTGATGGATATGCCGTTTGTACGGTGTACAATAACGAAGTACCAGTCGTTAATATGAAGTTTGGGAAGCCAAAGGTCACGTCTTACTTCCCTTGCTAAAACCTTGTCACCATCGCAGATGGCAAGCCTGCTGTTGTCATCCATACTGTCACCTTCTGCTTCAAATATGCGGTATTTTCCGTGATAGGTCTTATCTACGATTACCGGCATTGTGGGCAAGGTGTCTATATATTCGGTATCTCCATATCCGGCGAGATAACCACATTGTGCTTTGATGTGTATAACGGGCACGTTCATGTAGCTTAAATCGTCAACTGGGCGGGCGTTGGAGTGGTACGTCTGTGATGGAGCATCGGTAAGCATATTTCCTTCACCGGTTAATAACCAAGATAGTTGAAATTGAGGATATACTTTTATAATAGCATTAGCTAGTTGAGAAGAGACTTTCTTTGTTTTACCTTTTTGGAGGTCAAATATTCTTTGATAAAGCACCCCTATCTTCTCAGCCAATGTTGGAGCTTTAATATCTAATTCAGATAAAACACTATTTATTATTTCTTGGCCTGTCATGTGATAAGATTTTTCTTATATTTGCATTGAATTTAATACATACATAATTATGTTTGATTGGTTAATGATTGCTGCTACTTTATATATCCTTGTATATATAGCGGCCACTATCGCTGCCTTTATCTTTGTCTGGAAAATATTCAAACGTCTTTTCAGAAAGTAAAAAGTAATTTTGAGGGTAAATTACTGGAATGGAAAACGACAGAGAATTTCCATATTTACCCTCTGTTTTTGCATTCATTCCAGCTGACAATA